TGACAAACTAATCTTCTGCGACTACAACATCATTGCAGAACTGACAACGTTCATCCAGAAGAAACAGTCGTTTGAGGCAGAGGAAGGTTGTAATGATGACCTTGCTATGTGCCTGGTTATCTTTGCATGGTTAGTTGCACAGGATTATTTCAAGGAGATGACGGACCAAGATGTTCGTAAAAAAATATATGATGAACAGAAGAATGCTATTGAACAAGACATGGCACCTTTCGGTTTTGTATGCGACGGTTTTGATGAGATGGGTGGGGAAAGTATAGAGTCAGAAGGTACGATTTGGAAAACTGATGAGTATGGAGATCGCTCTTACATGTGGGAGTAACATTCCTAAAGTCCCACTAAATAACCTTTTCCCTAAATATCTCTAGTCATCGTAGGGACAACAGGGAGTTAGAATGGCACTTCGATTATCATCTCCGGGTATTTCTATACGGGAAGTTGACCTAACTCGTGGTGGCGTTGATTTTACAACCAACGTCGTAGCAGGTTTTGTCGGTCCCTTTCGGAAAGGACCCGTAAACGAGATTACTCGTATCAATAACGAGAAAGAACTCGTTGATGTTTTCGGGCAACCGGGAATTGGCAAGTCTGATTATCATTATGAGGTTTTTCTTTCCGCATCACACTTCCTCTCATATGGAGGAAAATTAGATGTGGTACGTTGCAAGGGTGGAGACCTTGTAAACGCAAACGCAGCGGCTGGTTACGCACATACCACCAACCTTTTGGTTGAAAATGAGGACGATTATTACAACAATCAAGCAGACGATCTTCACTGGTACTTTGCTGCTAAGAACCCTGGTGCTTGGTCAAACCAAGTAAAAGTCGCAGTTATCGATAACTTCGCTGACCAGACTGTTACCCCTACACTACAAACTGGCACCATTGCATCCAACGTGGCCGTTGGTATGGGTGTCACTCAGCATCTGACAGGACAAACTGTTGGTCTGGGAACGGTGACTGCCGCAACAGGTGTCCTAAAAGGTATCGTTACTGCCAAGACTGCTACAACAGTAGATATTCGAGTTGTTAGCACAGTTATTGCAGGAACTGAAACTATTGTTGATTATCAGCAAAACTCCCAACGCGAATTCAAGACGGGTTCTCCCCTGAACTTCGTGAACAGTTCTGGAAACACTACTGCCATGGGGCAGACAGCTACTACTGCTGACTGGTACAACTCCCAAAACATTCTAACCAGTATTGCTGATGGTGGTACTGACTTAGTTACCTTACCTTGGCGCTCTGTTCTGAACCGTCCTCAGACCAGCAACTATACTTCAAATCGTGATGGCAACAATGATTCCCTTCACATTGTAGTTGTTGATGCTGGTGGTCAGGTAACTGGTGATGTAGGTTCTGTTCTAGAGAAGTTCGGCAACTTGTCTAAGTCCAGCGACGCTGAAGTTGCTGGTGGTCGTGATATTTACTACAAAGATTACATTGCTGAGAACTCTGCTTATCTCTGGGCAGGTGTTTCTCTGGTAAATGGAACTGACACTTTCAACAACACTGCACCTATTGCTTCTGGATTTAGTGCTGGGTTTACGCCTCTCACCTCTGGTGCTGGTGCATGGGGTCAAGAATCTAAGGACCTCAAGTTCAACCTCGTAGGTAATGTCAAGTACACCCTTCTGGGTGGTCTGGACTACACCGGTATCGGAGTGTTCGATGCACCTCTAGGAGACCTCCTAACGTCTTATAACAAGTTTGCCGATCCTGTGGACAGCGACATTCGCTTCCTCCTTCAGGGTGGTGCATTCAAATCTAAAGAAGAAGAGCAGGCAAAAGCAAACAAGATGATCCAAATCTGCGAACTGCGGAAGGATTGTATTGCGTTTATTTCACCCTGCCGGAGTTCTCAAGTCAATGTGACTGAGTCTTCTGACAAACTGAAGAACACTCTTGAGTTCTTCTCACCCATCACCTCCAGTTCATACGCCGTCTTTGACTCTGGTTACCAGTACGTATACGACCGCTTCAACAGGCAGTTCGTTTACATGCCGATTTCTGCTGACATTGCTGGACTTTGTGCACGGACTGACCGGGATAATTTCCCTTGGTTCTCTCCTGCAGGTCAGGTGCGTGGTGGTTTGAACTTTGCTATCAAACTGGCGTTCAATCCTGGTCAGGATTCCCGAGATCAGCTTTATTCAAACCGGATCAACCCTGTCATCTCTCAACCTGGTGGCGGTATTATCCTGTTCGGAGACAAGACGGGTCTTTCCTTCGAGAGTGCGTTTGATCGCATCAACGTTCGTCGCCTCTTCATCACCCTGGAGAAAGCGATTGAGAACGCTGCTAAGTCTCAACTCTTTGAACTCAATGATGCTGGAACTCGTTCCAACTTCATCAACATTGTCGAACCTTTCCTCCGCGACGTGCAAGCGAAGCGTGGTCTAACCGACTTCCTGCTCGTCTGTGATGAGACGAACAACACCCCCGATGCAATTGACCGCAATGAGTTTATTGCTGACATCTACCTCAAACCCGCCCGCTCGATCAACTTCATTGGTCTGACGTTTGTTGCTACCCGCACTGGCGTTAGCTTTAGCGAAGTCGTCGGCACCGTCTGATCAATAGGAGAATCAACTAATGGCTTTAGATAGGAACATTTTTTCCATACCAAACAACGAACGATCTATTGATTCGTTCAAGTCTCGTCTGACGGGCGGCGGTGCTCGCGCTAATCTGTTTGAGGTTGAACTAAACTTCCCTCGGGGAGTTGGCATCTTTGATGAAGAAATCGAAGACACCACATACCGGATGATGATCAAGGGAGCACAACTCCCTGCTTCAAATATCCAGGAAGTGCTTGTCCCCTTCCGGGGTCGTCAACTCAAAGTTGCTGGGGATCGTCGTTTCGATCCTTGGACCATCAGTGTAATCAACGATGGTGACTTCAAACTCCGCGAAGCATTTGAGCGGTGGTCAAACTTTATCACCAAAGTGTCTGATGGTTCTGGAACTGTCAACCCCAGTGAGTATTATGCTGACTGGACTGTGAACCAATTGGGTCGTGCAAGCACGAACCTCAATGTTCAGGGTAAGGACAACCCCGCACAACTTCCTGTGCTGCGTCGTTACTCAATGAAGGGTTGCTGGCCTAGTTCTGTTGGTGCTGTTGAGTTGTCTTACGACTCGGCAGATACCATCGAAGAATTCCAGGTTACCCTGCAAGTTCAGTGGTGGGCTGCTTACGACAGCAATAACGGTGATTCTGTGGTCTGATAAATATATTGATTAGACTAACACCCCTATTATTATGACCAAACTTTTTGGTTTTTCAATTGATGATGAATCAAAAAAATCGAAAGGTATAATCAGCCCTGTCGCTCCTAACAAGGAAGACGGATCTGATTACTACCTTTCTTCGGGTTTTTATGGACAGTATGTTGATATCGAAGGTGTCTTCAGGACCGAGTTCGATATCATCAAACGCTACAGGGATATGTCCCTGCATCCAGAATGTGACACTGCTGTAGAGCACGTAGTCAATGAGGCAATTGTCTCAGATCTAAATGATTCCCCAGTGGAAATTGACCTTGACAACCTTCAAGTCGGGCAATCTCTCAAGAATGTTATTCGTGATGAATTCAAGAGTGTAAAAGATCTTCTTGAATTTGATAAGAAGTCGCATGAAATTTTCCGCAACTGGTATGTGGATGGGCGACTGTATTACCACAAGGTAATTGACGTACAGAAACCTGACGAAGGTATCAAAGAAATTAGATATATCGACGCCCTCAAGATCAAGTTGATGAGGATCAAACCCAATGAAAGGGGTAAGGGTGTTCCTGATATGCCCATGCCGGATAACGCTGCAATTAGTGTTACCAAAGATACTAAGATTCAAGAATTTTACACGTACTACCCTGCAGGTGTAGCGCAGAAGTATGGTTCTGTTGCAGGTAAGGGCGTACGAATCGCTAAGGATTCTATCTGTCATGTCACCTCTGGTCTGATTGATCGTAATAAGAAACTTACCCTATCTTACCTCCACAAAGCAATCAAAGGTTTGAACCAACTGCGGATGATTGAGGACTCCCTTGTCATCTACCGTATGTCACGGGCACCTGAACGTCGCATTTTCTACATTGATGTTGGTAACTTACCAAAGGTCAAGGCAGAGCAGTATTTACGGGACGTAATGAGTCGTTACCGTAACAAGTTGGTGTATGACGCTAACACTGGTGAAGTCAAAGACGACAAGAAGTTCATGTCAATGTTGGAAGACTTCTGGCTTCCTCGCCGTGAAGGTGGTCGTGGTACAGAAATTACTACACTGCCTGGTGGACAGAATCTTGGCGAACTTGCTGATATTGAATACTTCCAGAAGAAACTGTATCGTTCATTGAACGTTCCTGAGTCCCGCATCGCAGGTGACAGTGGATTCAACATGGGTCGCTCTAGTGAAATCCTTCGCGACGAACTGATGTTCAGTAAGTTCGTGGGTCGTCTCCGTAAACGTTTCTCTGCATTGTTCCTTGATCTACTAAAAACTCAGTTGATCCTCAAGAACATCGTTACTCCCGAAGATTGGGAGAAGATGGCAGAGCATATTCAGTTTGATTATTTGTATGACAATCACTTTGCAGAACTCAAAGAAACTGAGTTGATGAATGAAAGATTGAATGTCATGGTTCAAATTGAACCTTACATCGGTACCTACTACTCACGTGATTATGTGAAACGTAAGGTCTTACGTCAGACCGACGAAGAGATTATTGAGATGACACAGGAGATGGAAGAGGAAAATGCAACAGGGGAAGGAGTGCCGTTAGAAACTCAAAATGCAATCATGCAAGGTCAGATTGAGAACGGTCAAATTGGTAATAATCAGAACGGTGCATCGGGTAAAGTCCCCACTGATCCTAATGATGGTGATGCGCCCCTTCTAGATATCAAGAAAGCCAAGATATAAATAACCTTTAGCGTTTCTACTACTTCGTAATGGATACTGATCAACTTCTCGATATGATGGGTTCTAAAGAATCCACTCCCAGTGAAATTCATGATGCCATCAAAGCTTTGTTGACTCAAAAAGCTGCCGACACAGTAGGAGAAGTTACTCCTGCTGTTGCGGCAGGTATTTTTGGAGATACTTCAGGTGAAGATGCTCCAACAGATGAAGTAGAAACTGAAACTGAAACCGAAGAGGAGTCCGAGTGATGCAAGCACTGAAACTTGTAGCCGACCATGGTGAACTGTCAAGTAATGATGCAACCACGGTTGCGTCCAGTGCTATCACTATTCAAAGTGGTCTGTTATATCTGGCATGTAGTTCTGAGAAAAAAAGTGGACACATCTCTGTGTGTAACACTGTCGCAGAAGCTGGCATCGGATCGTTTCATATCGAGAAAGGACAAGGGTTCCTCTATCGTTATGGTCACCCGGCACATGCCAAGATCACTGGTGTCACTAAAGGTGCAACCACGGTCATGGCGATCGATTTTGTAGACACCAAAATCAGTGTAGGAGATTTCGTAACTATGACCGGCGCTGCTGTCGGAGCATATAACAGCACTTTAGCACACGTTGAAGTGACTGCGATTTCTGATCCTCAATCATATAATGCTTACTCTAAGACCATTACGGTCGATGCTGACACAGCATCATTAGGAGATTTTACTGGAACTGCAGAGATTTCTAAGTCCGTCATTGTGCGGCTTGCCCCTGAAACTTCTGATGGTTGCACTATGCATGTACACGAGGTCAATCTAGCATGAAACTTATCTCAGAAGAAATTGAAGCAGTAGATATTCTTACCGAAGAGAAAGACGGTAAGAAAACTCTGTATATTCAAGGACCTTTTCTCCAAGCAGAAGTTGTAAACCGGAACAAACGGTGCTATGGCCTCGGCACTATGGTCAAAGAGGTTGCTCGTTACAACGATTCTTATACCAATAAGGGTCGTGCCCTTGGTGAACTGGGTCACCCAGATGGTCCCCAGATCAATCTGGATCGAGTGTCCCACAAGATTGTGTCGTTGACTCAAGAAGGTAATAACTTTGTAGGTAAGGCACAAATTTTGTCTACCCCCATGGGCAAAATTGCTGAGTCTCTCATTAGTGAGGGTGTAAAACTTGGCGTTTCCTCTAGGGGAATGGGATCCATTACTCAGCGTGATGGTATCAGTTATGTTGGCGAAGATTTTATGCTCGCCACCGCTGCTGATATTGTTGCCGATCCTTCTGCTCCCGACGCTTTTGTGGACGGAATTATGGAAGGAAAGGAATGGGTCTGGGAAGGTAGTGTACTTCGCGAAAAGTCTTGTAAGGCAATTGAAGAGAGTATAAATACCGCTGTAGACGAAGGAGTGCTTGAGGCACACAAGTTGCGCCTTTTTGCACAATTCCTTTCAGATCTATAAAACTCTAAATAATAACAGCAATAACTAGGACTTACGGAAACTAACCGATGGCTGAAGCGAAACAAACACTAGATGAAATGGAGAACCAGGTTACTAAAGGTGCGTCTAAAGCGGATCCTATGCCCAAGGCTCCCAACTACGTGCCTGATAACGCCGCGATCGAAGATCTCGGTGGACCCACTCCTACTAATTCCAGACCAGATGACGACAGCAATAAGCTGAAGACACCTGGCGCATCCTTTGCCCAATCAGGCGACGTTCAATTTAGGAACGCCGCTGGCAAAGTTCAACTTCCAGGACCTGCTGCTCTGAAGAGCACTGGTTATGGAAAAGGTGCCAACGAAGAAACCGAATCCGAGGAAGAGGTGGTTGCAGAAACCCCCAAAACCAAAGATCCTGTTGTTGCTGAAGAAGAGCAAGTCGAAGCCATCGATATCGATGTGTCTGAAGACGTTGCTGCTTTACTCGAAGGAGAAGAACTCTCTGCCGAGTTCCAAGAAAAGACCGCTACAATCTTTGAAGCTGCTGTACGTAGCAAGATTGATCAAGTGGCAAGCACTCTGGAAGCTCAGTTCAGCGAAGCATTTGACCAAGAGGTCTCTAGCTTCAAGACTGAGATGACCGAGCGTGTTGATTCATACCTAGAGTTCGTTGCGAACGAGTGGATCAACGAGAATGCGCTGCAGGTCGAATCAGGAATCCGAAGTGAACTTTCGGAATCCTTTATGACGGGTCTCAAAGCCCTCTTTGAAGAACATTATGTTGAAATCCCTGAAGATAAATATGATGTCTTAGAAGCAATGACTTCTAAGTTAGATGAAATGGAGACAAAACTCAACGAACAGATCGACAGCAACGTCGCATTGACTCAGCGACTGTCGGCGTCTGTTTCTGACAACATCCTCGATGAAGTAAGTGAAGGTTTGGCGCTGTCCCAAAAGGACAAGCTTTCGGAACTCTCTAAAGGTGTTGAGTTTGAAAGTGAAGAACAGTACCGGGAAAAGCTCGCTACTCTCAAGGAATCGTATTTTACGAAACCTGTAGTTGAGTCCCAAGAAGTTAGCAGCGAAGAGAGCCTCGTCGAAGATTACTCTCCGTCAATGAACGCATATCTCAATGCTCTAACTAAGTTCCAATAGTATTAGAACAACACCCCCCCAACACCCTAATAGGTATACCCAATGTTCAATTCTGGATCTCTCCAGAAGAAGTGGGCACCTCTGCTAGAGGCCGAAGGTCTTGATTCAATCAAGGATTCCCACCGCAGAGCTGTAACAGCCCAACTTCTCGAAAACCAAGAACGTTTTCTCCGTGAGGAGCGTGCCTTCCTGAGCGAAGGACCCCCTACGGTCAACACAGATCCCGGCGGCGCAGGCGTTGCTGGTTTTAGTGGCGGCGCTGGTGCCGCTGGTCCTGTCGCAGGTTTCGACCCTGTGCTGATCAGCTTGATCCGTCGCTCCATGCCCAACCTGGTCGCTTATGACCTCGCTGGTGTTCAGCCGATGAACGGTCCTACTGGACTGATCTTCGCAATGCGTTCACGCTACGACGGTCAGTCTGGCACAGAAGCATTCTTCAACGAGCCCGATTCGGCATTCTCCGCACAGAACTCTAACGCCAGCTTGGCACAGGGTGACTACACCGGAGCAACTGATGGTGGTACTGCTGTTGGTTTTGGTACGACCGCCCAAGGTGGTAGCAACCCATCCATCCTCAACGGTGGTGCAGACAACGCTTACAGCACTGGACAAGGTTTCAACACCCAAGCTTCTGAAGCACTGGGCGATGGTTCCTCGAACGACTTCCGTGAGATGGCGTTCAGCATCGAGAAAGTCTCGGTGACCGCCAAATCACGTGCC